ACAGGTACTGGTATAGGTACAGAGTGCTGGGAGCGGTCGACGCCCACAGGATGCAGTACGAGCCACTGTCCGAGACGACCATGTTGTCGATGGTGGTCGGGAGCAGCTTAGGTACGTGCTCTGTGACTGTGCGTCGGTCGTGGGTCTCTTGGTTGCCCTGCCAGAACATCTCATGCAGCTGGGTGTTGTTCCCAGACACACTGGAGAAGAAAACGTTACCGCCGCCGAACTGAGGACGCACCGCGTTGGTGAAGCCGAACTCGGTCGTCAGGGCCACGGAGATGTTGTGGGGGGTGAGGCGGATGTCGCCGTCCAACACATACTGGGTGTCAGGTTCTGCGAAGATGAGCAGGTCAGAGGCGTACGGTACGATCCGGGTCATTGTCGGGTCGCCGTCACCACTTGGGGCGCGGGCGCTCATACGGTCATCGTCCTGTAGCCCGGTCGCGGACTGCAGCCAGAAGTTGCCAAGTTCGAAGCTCTGCGATAGGTTCACCCAGCGCGAGTGCACGAAAAGTAGCCGTGACTGGAACTCGATCATGTCCTGCAGCTTATCTCCGATGAACTCAGGCCGTGGGTTGCTTAGGTCGTCGCCTGCGGCGCGATCTGCCCAAGTGCCTGTGCGGATGAAGTAGGCACCAAGACCGTCCTTCAGGATTTCGTGCGGCATGGTGTTCGCGTCGATCTGGAAGTCCTCGGTCGGGTTCGTGGTCTCACGCCACACACCGTCGATGTCTTCGAACGAGCCGTCCGCAGAAGCGCTGTCCGTGATCCACTTGACATAGTAGTCGTCCGAGCGGTCCACAGCCTCACCGGCAACCAGAACCACACGGTTCTTCTGTGCGCGGAGTGGCAGATGACCGGCCTCGTCGATCTCATCCTTCATGACGAAGATCAGGTTGGTCCCGCCACCGTCCGTGGTGGACATGGCAACGTCGCTCTCTGCATACGTGCCCGTGTAGGTGAAGGCGAGGTGGTTCTCGATCTCCTCCATGGTCAGGTTCGCATTCATATGTGCACGGATAACCAACGGGTCTAGCTCCGGGACACCGTTCTCGTCTGCACCCTCGAAGGTCGACCCGGCTGTAGGTGCCGTAGTGCCGTCGAACAGGTCGGCGAAGCTCGCGATGAGCGCGCCGGGTGTGCTGTCGAAGCTGACGGTGGCGCTGGTCTTGCGGACCATCGTCCAAGTCCCGTCAGGGTCTGTCAGAGTGATGCGGTATTCCGTGTCGGGCTGGCCACCGCGTGCGAAGCAAACCCATGCGTGATCCGTGAAGGCGTCAGCGGGTGCTCCAGAAGTCATAGCCACTTCGACACTGTTATTCAGAACCATGATGACACCATTGATGGTCTTCAGGCGAAGGTTGCTCTCACCGTCAACGGTGTTGAGATATGCGTTGGTCATTGTCTCCAGCAGGGCACCGTCTGTCAGGCTGTAGAGGCGGATGTTGCCACCATCAGCTGCCCACAGCACGGTCGCGCCGTAGCCATCCTCAACGAAGCCAAACTCCGTGTTCGAGATGTCTTCAGGCATTCCTGTGAGGTCCGCGATGAATTGCGATGGCGGTCGGCGAACTACGCCGCGCACCGGGTCATTTAGAGCGTTGACGCATACCTCGACCTGACCGGGGCGTCGGTTGCGTTTTGGTTGTTGCGACAGCCCTTGAATTAGAGAGCCGAGTGATCCGTCAACACGGGGCATTAGCCACCTCCTATGATCTTTGGATTTTGCGACCGACCACCAATCTTCGGAAGGCCAGACATGATGTATGCGTAGTTCGGATTGTCACGCAGGGACGTGTCCTCGTGTGTGACGCGATCCTCGTTGAAGGCGATCTGGGCCATCTGCATATCGCGGGCGCGGGTCTGGATTTCAGTCGCGGTGATCTCGGAGTTCAGAACCATCAGATGGATCGCCTTGGTTGTGATGTATTCGACAGCAGAGACCGGTAGGTCTTCGATGTCCAGCTGGATCACGACGTCCACGAGGATCGTCTCTTCGTCGATGTCGTATGTGTGGTTGTGCGGGTCGTACATGCGGCGACCGCGACGCACGTATTTCACGCGCGGATCAGATGGGTCACACGACAGCGTGCGCTGCGGTACGAGGAACTCACCGGTGATACTGTCCTTGGCAAGCGGAAGTTTCCAGTCGGTGTTGAACCAGTGGCCCTTGGATTGAATTTCTGCATCGACCCGGTTGAGGATCGGCTGGGCCTTCATCAGCTGCGGATGACGGCCAGTGGTCGAGGTGACGCCATTGGAGCCGACAGCAGCCAGCATGGCGTTCAGGATTTCGAGTTCTGTCATGATTGTCTCCAAAAACGAAAAAAGCCCCACCATGCGCGAAGCACGGTGGGGCGACTGCGCAAAGGCAGGATTTAGGAGGCGGGGTAGTAAACCACACCCGAGACGTCGGAACGGTCAACGCTGGCGCCGAATGCCATCCAGCTGTCGATGAACCAAGTCTTCTCTTCGTCATTGAACCAAATCTTCGACGACATCGGGATGCTCTCACCGACCAGCACCGACTTCGGGTGCAGAAGCAGACCAGCGCAACGCGCCGAGCCAGCCGAGGTGTTGAACTCCGTTCCCAACTCGTGTGCGGCGTTCGCAGCAGCGGGGATGCGCGCGGTTTTCACCAGCGGGATACCCAGCAAAGTCTTCACGACGGCGTCAGCGAAGTCGCCGTTGTCGGTCGACAGGTCTTTGTCCAGCAGCTTGTCGGCCATGTCGTTCAGAATGGCGGCGTACTGTGCGGGACGCAGGAAGATGACGTGCTCATCGGTGTCGATGTCGTTCTCTTCCATGGCAACCACGATTGCTTCGAAGGCAGCGTACAGGTCGACACCGTCAGTCGCGTCCGCCAGAGCGGCCAAGTTGAAGATATGACCGGCACCGAATGCGCCGTTGTACGAGTCACCGCCGTTCGCAGTCGGGGCAGGGGTACCTTCCTGCAGACCGGGGGCGGTGCTAATCGAGCTGTCACCAGCCGCGTTACGGCCCATGATCAAGATGCTCTCGTCGAACTTCTTGCCCAGTTCCTTGCCGTGATCCTTGCCCAGCTCCGAACGTGCGTTGAAGTCGGTCTGGATTTCGTTTAGCATCGGACGTTCGTTACGAGCCAACAGGATCACAGACACGGTGACGGTCACGGTGCCGAAGTTGGTTTTGATAGGATCAGGGCGCACACCGTCGGTCAGGGTCTGCAGCGTAGTGCGACCAACCCGGCGTTGTACGACGGTGTCGGTGCCCATGATGGACTTGACGGGATAGAAACCGCGCATGATCGAAGACTTCGCGAACTGACTGTCGACGGCACCACGATAGTCGTCGATCATGTCGGCGAAGGTCGTCATGTTTACTGTATCACCACTTTCCAGAGCCATTAGGCATTCCTTTCTGGATAAAAGTACCATGCCTCCCGTACTTCGCCCATGACGGGGTACTGGCGGAGGCGTAGGCGAGTTGAATTTCTATAGGGTCGAGACCCCACCCCAGAGTCAAAAATTCTCTCTGGGCAGGGTCTCTCCTATAATAGTGTACACGCTTACTTACCGGAAGCGCGACCAGCGTTACGTGCAGCTTGGATTTTCCGCATACCGGCATTGTATTCGGCCTGCGTGATCTTGTGCAGTTGACGCTGACGGGACAGTGTCGCCTTGGCGGCGTACGCTTCGGAGCCGGTCATGGTCTCCACTTTCGGGGAGTTCACGCCGTCCGCTTTCACGGTCTCAGTGGTTCCCACGGTCGAGTTCTTCGGGTCCGCGTTATACAGACGTTTGAACTCGGCTGCGGCCAGCCGCCGCTGGGTGGCATCGCCATTGATCATCTTGGTGATGTCCTGCACCTCTTTCTTGAAGGCCGGGTCCGCCTTGGCTTTGGTCTTGGCCCACGCGGTCATCTTGTTCCACGCTTCTGCACCACCAACGGATGCCTGCACCTCGCGGGCAGCTTCCAGCTGGGCAGCGCCCGCATCGGCGGCCCACTTGGTCACACCAGCCATAACGAGAGTGGCGTTGTCCTTACCGACTTGCTCTTCGAGCTTCGCCATGTCCACCTTCGACACGTCACCGGTGTTGATGGCCTCTTGGAAGAGTTCGCCGACCTGTTCAGCGGGCACGCCTGCAGTCTTCATAAGGTTGAGGGCTGCATTCAGGGACGGGTCTTCCGAGGTCGGGAAGGGGGTTGCCTCTGCTTCAGCTTCGGCTTCTGCCGGTGCTTCCGCTTCCAAGGCTTCGGCGTCTTTCTTCGCCTGCTCGGCTTCTGCATCACTGTTCTTAGCGACGAACGCTGCGGCCTCGGCTGCGAGGTCCGATGCCGACTGCGGGCCAGTGGAGTTGGTTGCCTGCACTGCTGCAGACGCCTGACGGGCTTCTGCCTCAGCTTCGGTGGCACCCGCTTCTGCAGGACGCATCGCATTCACCTTGTTGGCGAGTTCGATCATCTGCTCCTGCGACAGGTTCGCGAAGTCGGTGTTTTCAGTGGTCATCGGTTAGGCTCCTTGGATGGTGGCTTGTGCGCTTTGTTGTGCAGCTTCTTGCTGCTGGAGCGCCAGTTGGCGTTCCTGTTCTGCTTTGATCTCGGCTTCGATCTCTTGGGGCGTCTTGACGAACGCGCCTTTCTCGACACCGCGCTGTACAGCCGCATAGTCTGCGAACTCGGCCTGCTTGATCACGCCACGAGTATCTTCGGGGACGCTGTTAAGCATGGACAAATCCTGCAGCCAGATGCGTACAGACTGCATTTCACCGTGGCGGGACAAGCTATCCATACCTGTGATGATCTGCGGTGCCACAGCATCGCCCATCGGTGTGCTGACGGCGGCTACAGCCTGTCGTGCGGTCTTTGACTGCCAGTCAGATGCGAAGCGGGAGTACACGCCACCGTGGGCTAGTTCAAGCTCTGCAGCGTTCTCGCGGATTTCTTCAGCGGTCACACGCTCGGCGTCCCGCACGGTGCCGGTACCGAAAAGGAAGGCGTTGCTGATCTGACGCTTGTGCCCTGCGATGGATTGCTCCAGCATGATCACGTCGTTAGGATCAACGATCTTCTCGGTCCCGATGGCGTCAGGTGTACCGGACACGTATGTGTCGCTGTTCGCTGAGTTCAGGGCCACGACGTCGACCATCGACTTCGGGTCCACAAGGATTTTCTGTGAGGCCAGACGTGCCACCAGCATGGCGACAGTTCGAGACATCGCGTCGATCATATGGAACGAGCCAGCGTAGTCTTCGACGAGCCCGCGACCATAGTTCTCACCACGGGTCAGGTTCCAGCTGAGGTGCGTGTGGACCATGTCGTCCTTGGTCACCTTCTTCAACTCACCTTGTGTCAGGCTGTCTACGCTGTCTGTGCCTTGGTCGATGGTGTATCGGCCATCGTCGTCCAATGCGTATCGGGTGTACACCGTGATCTGGGTGGTGGCTACGGGCTTTTCGCTCATGGACTCGAACAGCCGCTCTTTGGTAGCTGTCGGGAGTTGGTCGAAGGACATAGCGTCACGGATGATCAGAACCTTGTCGTCGCCTGCCGCGTCCTTGATGCAGACATAATCACGCATCGTATAGACGGTAGGCTTCCGGTCGCCGTTGTACTTGATCACGCCGTCGCCGGTGATGATCAGGAGCTTGGCAAGGTTCGTTGCGGCGGTGCGGTGCCCGATGCTCTCAAGGTGCTGCACGGCGTCCTTCTC